CTGGTATATTAGGTGTATTCAATATTAGTTTATTGGATTTTACATCTCTTATAGGAGAAGCTATTTACAAATTTGATAGATGGCTAACTGTTAATAATGGTGTATTTGAAGTATTTAAATCTATCGGAGAAGCTATCGGTATTATAGTAAAAGCTATAGGTCAATGGATTCAACAAAATGTTCATTTAAAATCTGGATTAGATGGTATTAAAGGTGTATTCTCTGGTATTGGAGATAGTATAAAGAATTGGGTTCAAGGATTAAAAGAAACAGATAATATTCCAAAATATATATTTGAAGGTTTGGTAAATGGTATTAAATCTTTTGGTGGAATGGTGTTTAGTGCCTTAAAAGGTTTTGTTACAAGTATGATAGATCTAGTTAAAGGTTTATTAGGAATACATTCACCTTCAGTTGTGTTCATGACAATAGGTGCTATGATAATGTCTGGTTTATGGATAGGATTAAAAGATGGCTCGTCACCTATTATAGATTTCTTTAAAACATTATGGAATAAAGTAATAGAATTAGTTAAAAGTTTTGATTTAGGTTCTGTTATAGCGGTAGCATTAGGTGCAATATCATTACGTGTACTTACTAAGGCATTAAATGTATTCGATACAATTGCTAATGCTATAGAAAATTTTAGTCAATTATTTAAAGATATAGGCACAAGTTTAAAAAATCTAACTAAAGCTTTTAAATTACAAGGTGTAGCAGCTATAATAAAAAGCATTGGTATAGCATTATTAGCTTTAGCAGCATCATTATTCATAATATCTAAAATAGATTCTAATAGATTATGGGTTTCTGTTGGAGCATTAGGTGCAATAGCACTTATATTAGGTGCATTAACTATAGCTTTGATAGCTATATCGAAAGTATCTAAAGACTCATCAGTATTCGATTTAGGTAAAACAGTCGGTGTTGTTATAGCAATAACAGTTGCTGTATTTATGATGGTTTCTGCAATAAAGAAACTTGGTGATATGGATGAAAAACAATTTAATAATGGTATTTTACGTTTAATAGCGATATTAGGTTCAATAGCAGTATTTATTGGAGCATTAGCATTAATTACTACCAAAGGCGTTGGTTTAAAAGATAGCATAGATGGTATAACTAAAATGCTATTAAAATTGTCATTCTCATTATTAATTATGGTAGCAGTATTTAAATTGGCTGGATTATTAAAAACTAGCGATTTATTAAAAGGTATAGCTGCTATGACGGCATTTGGAGTATTTGTTGCTGCTATGGCAGCCGTTGCAAAAATACCAGGAGCTGCGGAATCTGTTAAAAAAGTTGGTGGTTTAGCATTAAGTGTAGCTAGTGCTATTGGTATAATGGTTATAGCTATGAAAGTTGCAGGCACATTAAAATCTAAAGATTTTAAAAATGGTATTAAAGTAATGGGCATGTTAGGCGCTTTTGTCGCTGCGATGATTTTAGTAGTTAAAATATCAAAATCTGATCCAAAAGCTTTGGCAGAATTGCATAAATTAGGCTTAATGATGATTGAGATGTCAGCAGCATTGTTCTTATTAGCAGTAGCTGTAAAGACAATGGGCATATTAAAACCTAGTGATATTGTCAAAGGCGCTGTAGTGATGACAATGTTTGGTGTTTTAGTATCGGCAATCGTTGCAGTAGCAAATATTACTAATAAAGCTGGAAATGGATTTTCTGGATATAATATATCTAAAATCGGTTTCATGATGTTAGCATTATCTGCTTCTTTATTATTACTATCAGCTTCAATTGCTATATTTGGTAATATGGAAACAAGCAAATTGATAAAAGGTGCCGCCGCTGTAACTATATTAGGTTATGCATTAACTGATATGATATCTTTAATAGAAATAGCAAATATAGGTGGAAATAAAATATCTAGATCAACAGTAGCTTCAATAATGGCAATGGCTGTAGCTATATCAGCTATAGGTGGTATAGTAATAGGATTTGCTAATCAAGATCAAAATAGATTGCTAGTTGCAGCTGGCGTAATGGTATCTTTAATAACTGCTCTTGGTTTGGTTATATTTGCATTCGGTAAATTAAATACTCCTAAAAACGATTCTATAAAGAAAGTATTAACATTAGTTGGTGAATTAACATTATTAGCAGTTCCAATGGCAGCATTTGCATTTATATTATATAAAATGGGTAATGTTGATAATCCTATTAGTAAAGCAACTGCATTATCAGAGTTGTTAGTAGCTGCCGGATTAATAGTAGCTGGTTTACAGGAATTAAGTAAACATATACTTAAAACAAATACTAAATTATTTAAAAATTTCCAAAAAATATTTACGTTAATTGCTGAGATGATGGTTGTTGGAGCTCCTATGTATGTGTTTGCACAAGTACTAGGATCAATGCCAGATATTAATAATCCTATTAGTAAAGCGACCGCATTATCAGAATTATTAGTAGCTGCTGGATTGGTAGTCGCTGGTTTCCAAGCTCTTGGTAAATTTGTTGGACGTGAAAATATGGTGTCATCATCTATATTTACTCTTATAAATGGATTATTTATGGCAGGTTTAGGTTTAATCGCTGGACAATTTGCAGATGTATTAAATAAAATGAGTGGAACTAAAAATTCTAAAAAGAATGCAGAGGCATTAGTTGTATTAATAGGATCGATGGCTTTAATTGTTGGTGCTTTTGTTAGTTTAGGAGCTTCGTTAGGTACAAGTGGAATAGGATGGCTTGGAATACTAGGAGAATTAGTAAGTGGAGTTATAGGAGTTGGTTTAATATGGGCAATGTCTTATATAACAGGCCAATTTGCCGATATATTGAATAAGATGTCTAATACGAATAATGCTGTTAAAAATGCGGAAGCATTAGTATTGTTAATAGGAGCCCTTACTTTAATAATGGGTGCATTAATGGGTCTTGGTACAGTAGCAGTAGCTACAATAATTGGTGCTATAGGATTTGAAGCAGCTTTACTAGGATTAGGTCAAATATTAAAGAAATTAGAAGACGTTATAGGTTTATTAGATAAAATTGGAAATATACAAAATGCAGCATCGAAAATGACTGTATTATCCAAACTTATTACAGTTATAACTAAAATGTGTTCTACATTAGCAGCTGTTGGTCCTAGATTATTAGTCGCCGATGGTGCTATATCGGCTTTGATACCAATTTTAACAGGTTTCGGTGCATTAGCGACAGCAGTTGGAGCATTAACAGATAAATATCCTGCTATAGAAGATTTTATTGATATTGGCATCGGTTTATTTAAAGGATTAGCGGAAGGACTCGGCGAAATTGTAGGTTCATTCGCAGTTGGTTTATCTTCTACATTACCACAAATAGGCTCTAATTTAACTGAATTTATAGATAATGCTAAAGGTTTTGTTGATGGTATTAAACAATTTGATAACAAAGCACAAGATGGTGCTAAAGCGCTAGTAGACACAATAGGTTCTTTAATATGGTCTAATGTATTTAACACAATAATCGAAGAAGGATTAGATTTCGGTTCATTTGCTTCTTTAGGCAAAGATCTAACTCGATTTGCAAAGAATTCAAAAGGTTTTATGGATGCTATGAAAGAAATGGGCAGCAATAATGGTGCTATCGAAGCAGCTGAAGCTCTCGTTACTTGTGTAGGTAAATTGACAGCTGCTAATGCGTTAGATAATTTTGCTAATTTTGCAACATTAGGTTTTGGACATTCTATAGGAGAATTTGCTAGCGAGTTTGGTGATGTAGGTAAAGGAGTAGCTGATTTCAAAAAGAAAATAGGAACATTTAACGGAGCCGATGTTGAAACTGTTAACGCAGTTGCTAAAGCTATCGAAGCGTTAACTGGAGCCGCAAAAGTTGTAAATGAATTAAATGATGGCGCATTAGGTAATGCAATAGCTAAATGGGCATTAAAAGATAATTATAAAGTAGAAGATCTTAAATCATTTGGTGAAAAACTCGGTGATGCTGGTGTCGGATTAAAATCTTTTATGGATGCTATTAATAATAAATTTTCAGCAGAAGATTTACAAACTGTTGAAACAGCGGCTAGCGCTATATCAGCCTTAGGTAATGCAGCACAATCTTTAAAGAAAATAAAAAGTAGTTATAGTTTTGTACAAGATTTATTATCTGATGAAGATTGGAAAAAAACTGCAGAAGAAGTTAAGAAACATCCTATAATTAATGGTGGTTTAGGTTATATAGTCACAAGTTTAGGTGGCAAAGCTCTTAAAAATAGTTCAACTGGTAAAGCAAAATTTGGTAAAATAGAAGAAGAAACAATACCTATAGATGAATTTATAACAAAAATGGAACCGGTTATTGGTAAATTACGTGGTTTCTTAGATCAGTTAGGAACAATTGACGATTCTCAAATAGAGAAAATCAAAACAGTAATGAAAGCATTAGAATATGTTCGAGATTTGGCTATTGCTGCTAATGGGGCTGCTATAGATGCTACGATAGATAATGCTAATGGTGGAAATGGTTTAGATTTAGGAGATAAATTAAATAAATTTGGTGATGCGTTGAAGAAATTACCATCTACATTGAAGGAATTTTCTGATCTAATGGGTGGTACTACTAAAGAGTTTAAAACATTAGGCGGAGAAACTTCTACACTTGAAATAGAAGGTCTAAATATAGAAAAATTCCAAGAATTTTTAGGTGTATTTAAAATAATAACAGATGCTGTTAATGGCATCCAAGAAGCTGATACGACTAAATTAGATACTATAGTTGATGCTATGTCAAAAATGGGGACTGACGAAATTAAGAATTTTATTAAAGATTTCTCTAATAAAGATTTTGATACATCTCAATTTAGCACCAATATAGGTAATATTTCATCTGGTTTAAATTCTTTATTAAGTTCATTTGATAATATAGATGAAGATAAGAAAGCTAAATTAGAATCTGTAAAAGGCATGCTTGATACACTTTCACAATTAACAAGTACCGATGAAGGCGGAGGAATGGCTAAAATAACAGGTAATGCTGCCACATCTAATCTAAAGACATACGCTGATAATATGAAGAATTTTGCTGATAATTTAGATACATTTGTTAATAAATTAATAGAGGTAACCAAAGATAATAAATTACAAAATGCTATAACAAATTTCAATTCGTTATCATCATTAGGTGAAGGAATAACAGAAGAACAAATATCTAAAATTTCGTCACTATCATCAACTATGCAAACTGCTGCTACACAGATGATTACTGGTTTTGTCGAGAAATTAAAAAGTGACGACCATAAAGAATTATTAACTGGTGCTGCTTCAGCATGGGCTACAACATTAAAAGATGCTTTAAGTGCAGCAGAACAAATAGGTACTGTTGGCGAAGGAGCTAAAAGTATGTTAACTGGAGCTTTAGATCCATTAAGTTCAGATGCTGATATATCAGCTAAAGCTGTATCTATAGGCGAATACGTTGGTCAAGGATTCATAAATGGTATGGGTAATAAATCTAGTGATGTATATCAAGCAGCTGTGTCTTTAGCAGGTAAAGCAATGTCAGGTCTTAAAGATGGAACTAAAGAAAGCTCACCATCAAAGATCGCGTTTGGAATTGGTAAATTTGTTGACATTGGTTTAATGAATGGTATTAAAGTTTTAGCAAAAGATGTATACAGTAGCGGTTACGATATTGGTGATCAAGCTATGATGGGATTGACTAAATCAGTTGCTAAGATTTCAGCAGTTATTGAAAATGATGTCGACACTTCTCCACGAATTAAACCTATTATGGATTTAAGTAATGTGGAAGAAGGAGTCGGTACTTTAAACTCAATGTTTGATACTAATACCGGAGTACTTAAAGCACCGAATATAGGAGTATTTAATAATTTAAGTGCTATTAGTGACGGAATGAATTCAAGACGTCAAAATGGCGGAGAAGTTGTAGATGCTATAGATAGACTCGGTAAGAATCTCGATAATGCTAACGGTGATGTATATAATATTAATGGTGTTAGAATAGATTCTGACGAACAAGTAGCAGATGCAGTTCAAACATTAGTAAGAGCTGTTAATGTAGGAAGGAGGTCATAATTATGCCAATGGAAGGCGATAAATGGCGTGTAGCTAGAGGCGATTGTCTTTGGAATATAGCACGTGCTGTTTATGGTAAAGGTACAAGATGGCCTGAAATAGCTGCGGCTAACGGGCTTAAAACTAGTGGTAATCCAATAATATATCCAAATCAATTATTCGTATTACCTGGTATATCTAGTGGTTCGGGATCGGCTGGTCCTGAACCTGAACCAGCTAGACCTGGAATAGTATGGTTTGCATTATCTGATATAACTAATGCCGAATCTGGTTCTAGAGAAATGTTGGCGATATGGGAATATAATCATAATAAATTTTGGACAAGATGGGAACAATGGGATAACTCTGGGCATTTAATTATGTTAACAGAGTCAAAAGGTGTCGAGTCTAAGCAAGCTACTTATAGTGGCAGAAATACACCTGGATGGAATGTAATAAGATTTAGTGTAAGACCAGTAGATAAGGATGGTAACCCATTACCTAATACTGATTGGGCATGGAAAGAATATGATTATAGAAATAATCCACCTCTATTACCACCAAGTCCAGAAGTTAATATAAGTAGCACAAATAGAATAACAATAACATTCAATAATATAGATGCTAAAATAAATGCCGACACAATTGAAATAGCGATTTATCAAGATGATACTAAAAAATATCGAACTGCTAAAGTTGCTATAAATTCAGATACACATTTTGCTAGGTATGTGGGTGATGTCGATCCTGGTCATGAATATAAAGTTCGTGCTAGAGCTGTGAGAGGTAATGTAGAAAGTGGTTGGACAAATTTTACTAATAATGAACAATCACTTCCTATAGCCCCATCTGAAATAACTGAGTTACGAACAGTCAAGATTAGCGAACAGCAAGCAGTCAAATATGGTGTTATAGCAGAATGGCCTACTGTAGAAACTGGTAAACAATACGAACTTCAATGGACTACAAACCAAGAATATTTTGATACTCCATCAACAGAAGTACATAGTCAAACTACAGAAGTAGATGCACCACCAAGATTATTGATAACTGATATAGATCTTGGTCATGCTTGGTATTTTAGAGTTAGAGCTATAAATGATAAAGGTAGTTCAGTTGGATGGTCAGCAATTAGATCTATTGTTTTAGGAACTAAACCATCAGCTCCTACAACATGGAGTAATGTTAGTTCTGGAGTAATTGGCGAAGATATAAATTTATATTGGAAACATAATTCAACAGACGGTTCATTAGAAACATGGGCAAGAATTCATATAACTGCTATAGATTCAGCGCATCCAGAATTAGAGCCTATGGAATATATTAAAACAGTAGAAAACACAAGACCAGAAGAACAAAAAGATCAAAATGGTGTTTATAAAATTAATACTGATGATCCTGAATGGTCTGGTTTATTATCGGCAGGATTCATATTAAAATGGAAAGTTCAGACATCAGGTGTTAATACGTCTGGTGATGATGGTGGATATAGTGATTGGTCTGTAGAAAGGGAGATAAATATTTATGCTCCTCCAACTATTGAATTAGATATGACAAATAAAGATGGTGTATCAGTTGATGAAATAGATGGTTTCCCATTTCATTTGAATGTCATATCTGGACCAGTTACACAAACACCAATCAGTTATTATATAGAAGTTATATCAAATGATAGTTACGATACAACAGATAATGTTGGACAATTACAATCAATAAATTCTGGAGATAAAATATATCAAAAATATTATGACCCAGAAAGAAATGCATGGGAATTCTTATTAGAAATGACCCCAGCTATAATAAATCTTGTATCTGGTCATAATTATACAGTTAATGTTACTGTTGCTATGGATTCTGGTTTAAGTGCCACTGCATCTAAAACTTTTGATGTGTATTTATCTGAAAATGGTTATAGACCTTATGCTGATATAATTATAGATAAAGAATTATTGACAGCTAATATACATCCATATTGTATGGAAAATTATGAAGAAGATGGAGAAATAAAAGAACGTTTATCAGAAAACTGTATGGTGTCAGTATATAGAAGAGAATATGATGGAACATTTACAGAAATAGCATCTAATATAGAAAATAGTGAAGATACTTATGTACTAGATCCTCATCCAGCATTAGATTATGCTAGATATAGGATAGTAGCAAAATCTAGCGAAACTGGAACTATATCATTCTATGACGTTGATGGTGTAAAAGTTGGTGAACCATCTATTGTTATTCAATGGGCTGAAGATTGGTCAGATTTCGATGTTAATTCACCATCTGAAGAAGCTAATCTAAATAATTCGGAATTTAATATAGGTCCTGGATCAATATTAAAATTACCATATAATGTTGATACTTCAGAAAATAGAAATCCAGATGTATCGTTAGTGAATTATGTTGGACGACAGAACCCAGTAAGTTATTATGGTACAGCAATAGGTGAAACATCGAAATTAAGTTCAGTAATAGCATCTACAGATAAAGAAACAATTTATGCATTAAGAAGATTAGCTAGATGGTTAGGCGATGTTTATATAAGAGAACCAACTGGAACTGGATATTGGGCAAATATTAAAGTATCATTTAGTATAAAACATACTGATCTTACAATACCTGTATCTATAGATGTGACAAGAGTTGAAGGAGGTATGTAATATGGCACATAATTTACCTTCTGGATATACCGAATTAGAATATATAGAGTCTACAGGAACTCAATATATAGATACCGGTTATATACCTAATCAAGATACCGGATATTATATAGATTTTATTCCTTTAGAACCAATAACCAGCAGTAATGCTAAACAATACATTAACGCTGGTGGAAGATCAGGAAATAATAGAATTGTATTGGGTGCTTATAATCAGTATAGTGGTGGTGATTTTGTATTTCATACTTTCAAAACAAATCCTCAATTAGTACAAGATGTTAGAACCATTTTTGAAGTTAAAAATAAGAAAATATATTTTAACGATGGAACAATAACATCCATGAATGTTTCTAATTTTACATCTCCTAATACATTAATATTATTTGGTGCAAATGGAACACCAGTCGAAAGAATTGCTAAAGCTAGATTATATTCATTTAAACTATATAATTTAGATGATACAATAAAAGAATTAATCCCTGCTAAAAATAGCAATGACATTGTTGGTTTGTACGATATTATAAATAATGTTTTCTTTACTAATGTTGGAACCGGATCTTTTATAGCTGGACCTGAAATTCAACCCGAACCAGAACCAGAACCTGAACCAGAACCAGAACCAGATCCAATAGTTGTTGAAATATCTAATAAAGAAATTGATTGGACTAAATCAATGGAACAAACTTTTGAATATTATGAGGTTGATCCATCTAGTTGGAAAGATAAAAAAATGTTAAGAACTGTTAAGAGAGCATCAATTAAAAGAGACGACGGAGCCGATACACTCGGTTCTGCGTCTATAGATGTTGATGATTTACTTGGCGAATGTTATATTAGAATATATCTTATAGCACGTCAAAATGGCGGAACTTTTAAATTTGTATTAGGAACATATTTAGTTCAAACCCCATCAAGTTCTTATGATGGAAAGATAAGAAATGTATCTATGGATGCTTATACACCTTTATTAGAATTAAAAGAAAATCCGCCACCATTAGGATTTGCATTAATGAAAGATGAAAATATTATGGAGCAAGCATATATGATTACAAAAGATAATTGTAGAGCGCCTGTAGTAAAAACTTCATCAGATAAACTTTTGCAAGATAATTTTGTTGCAGATCCTAATGAAAAATGGTTAGATTATATTATCGATTTAATAGATCAAGCTAATTTTAAATTAGATTTAGATCCAGAAGGTCGTGTATTATTTGCACCTAAACAAAAAGTAGAAGAACTTCAACCTATTTGGACATATAATGATGATAATAGTTCTATATTATATCCACAAATATCAATGCAACATGATTTGTATGGAATACCTAATGTAGTTGAAGTAACCTGTTCGACTGGTACTAGAGAATATACTGCAAGAATAGTAAATGATGATCC